CTCGTCGTTTGATCCACCTTGCTCAAGCGGTATGATGTGGTCTATCTCATCTCTTGATGATACCCATACGCACTTACAACATGCGCAACGATAGCCATAGGATAACGCGACACGTTGACGCTTGGCTGTCCAGCTACCGCCGCGTTCGCGAATGGTTGATCCTGCCTTTGCTTCTAGTGTCTTGAGCTTGGCAGTGTTGATTGATTTTAGTTTAGGCTTGAGTGTCTTCACGTTGGAAGTCTCTAACTGATACATGAATGTCGAAGTCGTTTAAATCAGGATGAGTTACTTCGCGATCAATTGATATAGTGCTTGGTTTCTTTGGCAATACTGAAAAAGAAAAATCAAAATTTTCGTTTGACTCTATCTCAGACGCGATTCTACGAAGAAAACTAATTACATACTTCTTATCATCACTTACCATGATGTATCTCCTTAGTTATTTGTAGTTTGTTGACGGCATGCGCTGAACTCATGCTTATTTCTCAGGCAAGGAACTTTTATAAAGGTGTGAGGTATCTCATCGTTTTCCTACCTAATACCTTGTCCACTTAGCCAATCAGCCTTGGCATTCATCAACATAGAAAACATCTACCGTTTATTCCCGACATGGCTCCGACGGTAGAGCGGACTGTTTGCGGGATATTCATCTGTCTTCTATGTTGACCCTAGCACTTAAGCTAGGAAAATCTATTTACGGTTAGAGCCTTCTCTGAAACAAGGAAACGGCAAATAAACTTTAAAAAATCCCGACCATCACGCGACAGTCGGGCAAATCCACTTTACAGTGGAGGGAGATAGCTTGGCGGAAGATAGAAGAATCGAACTACTAGCCATTCCTGACTACCACGGTTTTCAAGACCGCTTTGTGCCCTGCACGGTATCTTCCTAAACTTTGGCGGTAGATGCACGATTCGAACGTGCGGAGCTTTTACACCCGACGGTTTAGCAAACCGTTACATTAAGCCACTCTGTCAATCTACCTTAAAACTTGGTGGGCAAACAAGGAATCGAACCTCGACCGTGTCCAGCACACTACAGATTTACAGTCTGCGCCAACTTAACCAATATTTGGCTTTTGCCCATGCTTTAATTTCACTACTCTTGCGGCGCTTTGCAAGGATAAGCTTTAGCGACACGATAAGCTACTATATCACAATCTTTAGCGCCAGTTCCTTCCCATTTGTATTTTGTATCAGTTCCATATATCACGTTGCCACTTCCAAACTTTAAATCTACAACCTCATTTTCACTCACTGGACAAAGTCCACCAGACCAACTTATCCACCCATCAGCATCGACCTCTTTCTGGTCTTGTGATGCTTCCATCTTAGCAATTCGCTCATTGATTAGCCTTGTTTCTTCGATGTCAAATGCCGCTTGTGATAATACTGCTCTAATCAGCTTATCCGTAACCTCGATAGCATTTGGCACGTATTGCGAGACTTCTTTTATTGCTTCTTCTCGCGCTTGCTGGGCTTCTTGCCCAAGCTGGTTTAGTGTTTTCATGCGTCACCTTCTGGAAGTTCGTATTCAATGCGGTCTGTTAGCCAGCGAACGAAATTAGGATTATTTTCACTCCATCGTTTTTCCTGATCTTCATCTTCTGCTGTTGTTGTCCCATTTTTGAATAGGACAACTCTGTACCAACCCTTCTTTGGCTCTGGCTTGATTCGATATAAGCTAATCGGGTCACAAAATGAAGGGCTAGGCAAATCAAACCATTCGCCGTTATGGTTTGACTGTATCGTCTTACCCTCTGCCAATGCCTGTACAAGTGGCAAATAGTCTTTTGCGTTTGAAGCGTTCATAGATCACCATTTATTTTTAGATTAAATCCAGCAAGACAATTCTTTATACATTTCAAGCTATTCAGTCCAATATTAGGAATATTCAATAAATAATCCGAAGATGAATTTAATAGCTTAGTCAAAGAATCAATACCGCCATGCGCCAATGCATAAACTGTTCTTTTCGGAATCCCAATTTCGAATAATGTAACGCTCTTTGCCTCATTCGTCATTAATCTAGCAGTTTCCTCAATTTCTTCGCGTTTAAATCTTAGTTCTGATAGCGGGAAGCGCCACCCTCCAAATACACGTGTTGTTTCACCATTATAGTTTGTTAGATAATTTACTAGGGCATCACTCGGTTGTGCTTCTAATCTATTAAGATCTCCATTAAATATCATTTCTGATAAAAAGCCTACCATCTTATTTCCAAACAATTTTGGATGGTCTGGCGAGTAATCTATCCAAAAATATGGTCTTAGACCGCACTCAATTAATCTAGGTAAAATCCATTTTTTATTAGTTTTTTTCTCTAACCATTCGCAAGCTTGCTCAATTGTTGCTAGTTCTGGCAATTTTTTTCTTATGTTTTCTTTGTTCATGCTCTCTATCTCCTTTTTGTTTAGTCAATAATCCATCATAGACTAGGGTTGGTTTAACCCCCATCATTCAATCAAATACAAATAAGGCACTGTTCAAACAAAGCTCGTAATCGTGGCTGCCTATTTTGCGCTAGGCCAAGCGCCCCATCAGCTTTCGCCGTTAAACCTTTACGCCACTTCCTCGGTATATTGTGCTTTCTACCGATAGCCCCTAGTCAGATACGCTAGAGCTTCGTTTTTCGTCTGTCCTGATTTGCCGCCGACTACCGCGCATTTACTAACCTGAATCTGAGGACTAGCGTTCAGACGAAAAAAAACCGTTTCAAGTCTGAGTTTTATGGTAGAAAGAGTTACACAACGACAGGCCATCGTGTACCCACATAAAACCCAAGCTTCAAACGGCTTAGATTGCCTGTCATTCTGTACTAGTTTCTACGCTAGTACGCAAATTATAAACAATCTGCCGTTAAATGCAAGCTACTTATTCATCCTGCAAGTGCTTACGGAATATCTCGGCTAGTTGTTCTTTCTTTTGCTTACGAGCAGCAGCAGCAGCAACAGAAGCAGCAGCAACAGAAGCAGCAGCAACAGCAGCATCAGCAGCAACAGCAGCAGCAGCAGCAACAGAAGCAGCAGCAACAGCAACAGCAGCAGCATCAGCAGCAGCAGCAGCAGCAACAGCAGCAGCAGCATAAGCAGCATCAGCAGCAGCAGCATAAGCAGCATCAGCAGCAGCAGCAACAGCAGCAGCAGCATAAGCAGCATCAGCAGCAGCAGCAACAGCAGCAGCAGCATAAGCAGCAGCACGTCGCGACTCTAACATTTCCTCTCTGCTTATTTCGCCATTTGCAAACTGTTTTGCCGCTTCAATTGCTTTTCGTGGGCGATCATCGTTTGGTCTTTTTGATTCAAAAATGTGCAAAACTGATTCCGCAAATTCGCAAGCAATTAAACGCTTTTCTTTATCGCAATCTTGTACCGTTGCACGTAAGCACCACAATGCATCATCAAGCCCGTTTGAATCAAGAATAGTCAAAAGATTGATTTCTTTATCTTCTCCGTATTCTTCAACACTGCCTAAGTGCTTTGCCAATGTACGATAGCCGCTTGTACATGCCCCTGCTTGTTTCAATCTTGCGAATGTAGTTGTCATCTTCAAAGTACACCTCCGTGATTTTTATGATACCCGTATTTAAATTCAGCATCTTTACGCACTTTTACCGCGTCAATTTTATTTGCAAAGTAGCCCAAATGAATTATTTTCCCATTCCACATTATTGATGCATGCCATTTCTTTGTTGGCTCATACCAATAAACACCTGTAACTCCACTTTTATTTCTTTTCGATAAAGATTTATTTCTCTGATTGTCAGAGTGAGTTACTTCCCTTAGATTTAATATTTTATTGTCAGCTCTTGATAGTTGTTGTCATGATTATCTCCAGTTATTTGGCTTTGCGTTATTGCTTAGCCGATGTATGAATCATAAACCAGTAAAATACGAAAGTCAAACATTTTGTCAAACTTTTTAATTATTTTTTGCTTTGTTGTTTTTCAGTCGCATTATCTCAGCTTGTAAATAATTGGCTAAATCTAATGTCTACTCAAGCGCATGCGTTAATGCCTCAATTTGGCTTAAATTAGCCTCGCCAAGCGTTACGCCGTACTTTTTAATACCTAACTGGCTTCGCTCGTGTAAAAGCGCTCTATTCGCTTCTACTACTGGATCAAGTTTTTGATCTTCCATTTCCACACCATCCTTAAATCGTTGATAGTCCAGCTGAATACCTGCAAAGTAGTATTCGCCATTTACCATTTTTCGCAGTGTCGCTTCTGAATAGCCTAGTTTCTTCATCTTGGCTTCAAACTCTGCTTGTAGTTGTTGCTCATTCATCTAATCGCCCCATTTCGTTATTCAATACTCTGTCATATAAAACCATTGCGCGCGCTTTTGAATGCAAGCTTCCTTTTCTTAACCAATGCAAATACCATCCTTCGCTGTGGTATAGCGCCATAAATAAATGCGTTAAAGTCATTGTGCTCCCGCTTCGCATGGTTGATCTTTCTTGGTCACGTAAATGTTCATTGTGTTGTGGTTGTGCTTGATTCGTCGCTGGATTTCATCGTATGCCCGTTCAATATCTATGATTCGCAATGCTTCAAGCTGTGCTTCGTGGACTTCCATGGCATCATTCAGCGCGCGCATTTCGTCGCCTTTGAGTACGAACCGCCCGTAATCTATATAACGCCGCCCAATCGCGTGTAATCCGTCCCGCGCGGCAAGCAAAATCTCGTGGTACTGGTCATCGAAGTGCTGCTCAGCGAGAACTAAACTCATGTTGATCATACCAACTAGCACGTCCCATGTGTCACGATCTGCCTGACCGCTGCACAATTTCACCATCGCCATGTGGTTTTTTGCATACAAATCTGTGAGTTCTGCGCCTTGAATGCGCTTGTAACCGCCGATGAAATAGTTCAACGGGTTCTGCACTACTGTTTTTGGCTTGTACTTCTTGTTTCGCTTTTTCATTTTCTAATCTCCTTTAAGCTAACGCTAGTTTGTTCTGCACCGCAATGTAATCCAACTCTTTCACGTTAAAGCACGGTAAATATGGATCGTCTAAGCCTTTCTCTAAACACCATGCTTTTAGCCTTTGATGCCCGTTTGCCGCGCCTTGTTCGTACCCTGCCCGATGTGCAGCTGCTAAAGTGATGAAGTACCGCACCATTTCAGGACAGCCAGTAAATGCCTTTCGCACGTCTTTTTTGTCCTCGTCATTCCATCCGTAATACTGTGAAAGGTATTTCAAATCGTCTGATAATCTCGCTGGGTATTGCATGGCTAGAACTCCACATCGTGAACTAACGCTTCAACCTGCATAGTTTGAGGGTGATCGTGGCGGCTTTCTAGATATTGCATTGATCCATGGTCAAACCAGAAATTAAACATTCCCGAATCCATTTCTTCTGCATGTCGCTGCTTTTCAAGAATCAATACTGCATCTGGCAAATCTGGCAAGTGGTCGCCATTGTCACGCAATGCATTTTCCTTCTTCTTGTTACGCCAAACAATAAATATGTTGTCGACTAAATCGGTGATCGCGCCAGAACCTTTAATGTCGAACTTATTCGGCATTGATTCTTCATCTTTGAGCTTCTTGACGTGCAACACAAGGTGAATGTGACAGCCCGTATCTGCTGCAATAGTGCAAAGCGCATTCACAAAATCTTTCTGCGCGTTGTAGTTGTCTTCACCTGCTACGACCTTCATCAAGTTGTCGACAAAGAACTGAGTAATACCAAACTTCGATATCGAGTACCGGATAACCGCAAGCATAACCTCGGGTTTGCATGAGCCAAGATGATCGTACAGCCACAATTTACCGTCCGTCCAACTGTGCAGCTTGCGAATGTATTCAATCTTAGGTTCAAACGCACCGAATGATTGTCTAGCGAACCGCGCCATAGTCTTAATTGGCGGCATTTCCAACGATGCCAAGCAAACCCTCTCTCCTTGATCGCATAAGCTGAGAACCGCTTGCCCCGACATCATCGACTTACCATGTCCGTTAATACCCGCCCACAATGTTACTTCACCCTTACGCACGTTAAAAACCGAATGAGTGCAACGCCATGGCAATCTAAGTTTAGGCGCTTCCTGCGGCTTGTAAAAGTGATCTATCACACCATCAAGCCATGAACTAGCAGGATTAACCGCGTGATTTACTTCTTCGTCCATCCATTCCGTTAAATCAAAATCATCTCGAATCAACTGCATAGTTCCCCCGAAAACATCTTATTTTGAATGCTGCACCATGGATTAGGAATCAGCTTCATTTTTAATTCCCGTTGCGGCTTGTCTAGCGCCTTCTCACAAGGCAATCGCCAGAACTCCGCGCCTTCCTTACGATCTACGTCCCAAATCGCTAGATAACGCGGCTTCGTCTCTGCAATCGCCTTTATTGTCTGAAACCAATCAACACCAGAACTCGCATAAACGCAAATATCCAAACCCCTACACCATGACCATTCATATTCATTTTTGGCAATCGCATAAACCGTGTGATTAAGTTCTTCAATTCTGCCAACAAGCGAAACGAGGATCATTTCATCAGGACGGTATCCACGTTTGCGCAAGTCAATGATCTTGTGAGCATTGGTCGGTATCATCTTGGAAGTGGTTGACGTTGCCATTTTCCGATCTCCCCCGTATAAACCATATCACCTTTACGATCCCCAATTTTCCATTGTGGTTCTGAAACAACATTTGCCAACTGACCAGCATATTGTGCGAAATTCGTTGCATTGAACAATGTTGCTGGGCGCAAATACTCAACCATCTTTTTGTCATTCAGCCATTCAGCAACTTTTGAATCAATTACCTGCTTGCACTTTTCAACCGTTGCCCCTTCTTTCAATCTCGACTCAATCAATTTCAGATTTGCAGGGACTGGCTGAAAGTCTCGATTAGTCTTTTCGTTTAAGTATTGCAAAACAGCGATAAGGTCGGGCTTGCTCGACAAAGGTTCTTTTATTGGTTCTTGGTTATTGGTTATTGGTTCTTGGTTGGCATCGTCTCTTGCATTGCGTTCGCTATGCGTTGGCATTGCGTTCGCATTATTTGCCCATCTTTTGTGAGCTGCATCACGTGATTTTTCACTTTTACCGTGAAATTTCAATATTTCATCATCGCATCTTTTATGATGAAAACCATCTTCCAATTGAACGAAGAAGTCTTTTAACACGTTTTCATACGCTTTTGATTCGTCCGCAGTGCGAACGCATACCAAACGCATGTTTGACGCATGATCTAATGATAAAGGCTGTTCGTTGGTGTAATACAAATCAAGAAGTTGACGGTAAATGCCATGTTCAAGAAGTGTTAGGTGCGCGGTATCTTTTCGATAGTCGCCGATGTGGTGCTGGTAGTAGTACATCATTCCACCTCTGCAATTGGAAAACTAAAATCGTCTTCACGCAATGAAGAAACCCAATAGCCAGAAGTATTTTTACCCATTCCTTTATCAAGCATTTCATCGACTGTTAGGCATCGTCTTTTTGTTCCAAACTCGCCCGTTCTGTGTTTATCGAATGCAAAACTTGAATTGAACAACTCACCACACCCAGCGCATTGATTTCGATCTCCGCGCACTTTAGCTTTTTCCATTTTATTTCCTTTGAATGCAAAAAGGCTTCACCTGCACTCTCTCCAATATGGAGTTGGTCGAACGGGGCAAGTACCCGCCAGAATGCATGTGAAGCCTTACTTACTAATGTTGGCGACCAAGCCAGACTTAATTATAAACCGTTACTTAAAAAAATCAATCATCTATTTTTTCTTTGGACGTTGTAAAAGCACATATTGACAGACTTTAGCGCGACTGTATCGAGTAGGCGCGTCAATCATCTTGTGCATAAACACGTAGCCCATTGATTCTAGTTCAGGAATACGGGCTGCAAGCCTTGCAATACCAAGTTGCATTTGTGCTTGATGTGCTGTCAATCGGCTATTGCGACGAAAGTATTTTTTCAGTTCTTCTAGCTGTGTCATGATACGCTCGTATAAGTGTAGTGGTTGATGCAATCCCGCGCCGTGCTTTCCGGTACTCCGTGCTTTCGTGCAACAGCAAGATACCCGCAACCTTTTACGCCTTGCTTGTAATCTTTGCGGATTGCTCGAACTTGCTCAGGTGTTAGAACTCTCTTTCTCGTCATTATTATCTCCAAACAAATCAGGTTGATCGTTGCGCACAACTTCAATTTTTTTAGAAGAATGCGAGTTACCCAACCCGCGATTCTTGGCGCACGTTGAACCCACTGGATAACCGCCTATGAAGAACTCGGCTTTATCCAGTGGGCGATTACATATTACGCATCTAAGCTGCGTCATCTTCTGCAAATAAATCCATATTGCGAGACTTCGCGTCAGCCATGTTCTTTACTGCCTGTTCGTAATAACTTGGCTTTAACTCGCTACCTATGAACCTGCGCCCCATTTTGACAGCCGTATAGCCTTCTGAACCTACACCAGTGAACGGACTAAATACCAAGTCATCCGGTGCAGTCCACAAGTCCATAGCGCGTTCGATCACGTCAAGTTGTAACGGACAAATATGTTTAACATCATCTTCTTCACGCGCATCACGGAAATTCAAAGTGCGTGATTGGTCAATGTCAAACCAAACAGGCGATGCATAACGCTGCCACATTTGCACAGGAAACTCTTCTGCGGTGTGACTAATAGGCTTATCATTAACGCCCGGCTTGCGGAAAATAACCAAGTAATCAGCCAAGCCTTGACGCGACATTGAACTGTCTTTTTTAATCGTTTTATGAAGCAATCCAAGTGCTTTTGTGCGTTGCATAGCCACAACTGGATCTTTCCAAATGCATACCTCGGAATGGTAAATAAACCCCGCTTTTTGATGAGCGCGAATAATATCGCCACGGAAATCACGAATGCCAATAAAACCATCATTGGCTTTTGATGTGGTTAGGTTCATACAGTGAACAGCTACTAGTCGACCGGGACGCATCATTCGATAGTTCTGTTCGATCAAAAATTGATAATGCAATCGGAATTCATCACTTGACTTGTTGTTTCCCATGTCTCGATCAGAGTTGGAATACGTGAATAGCGACTCGAAAGGAGGACTGTAAATTGTAAAGTCGATTGAGTTATCAGGAATTTCCTTTGCAAGATCAATGCAATCTGCATTGTGAATAGTCCAATTTTTTGTTTCTGTAACTTGGCGTACGTATTCAGTCTTTTCTTGACCAGCACCGAAGATCTCTTTTTTCATTGACTCGCTCATGTGTTTTACCATTTCTGCGCCCATCTGCGCGTTCTGTTCTTCTTTACGTTTAAT